TACTACGTTTTCATCTTCGTCCATATTAAATTCTCTTAAATCAATGTTAAAGGTAGTTACATCATCTTGGTCTTCACTGCGACCTAACCCCACAGTGGTATCTGCAGGCACAGAGACAGATGAAATTTCATAAGGTTGCCACTTAGTGGCGCGATACCAATCAAGGCCATTTTCATCACGTTTAACGTGAACAATTTCCAAGATTCGGTAACCAACACTGATATGCGGACGGATACCATCACGCATGTCAGTCCACAGCTCTTCACCGCGTTCACTTTTGGAAAGGCGTATAACAGCTCGACCTTTTTTCTTGTCGAGCCACGCTTTTTCAATAGCGCCACGCTGGTCCCTGATCATGTGGTCCATCAGGAAGGCGCCACTGTTATTCAGCCGGGATAAATCACACTCACCAGGCTCATGGCCTAACGTCTCCATGCCAAACCAGCGTTCCACTGGTTCTTCACTGGAGAAGCTAAGCTCAACGGTGCGTTCTTCTTCATTGACAGATTCACGAACAAGGGTGAGCGTGCGAAACTGGTTTCCCAGTTTAAGAGTCGTCTTCTTCTTGCTCGCCATCGTCTTCCTCTTTCTTTGGTTTAGTGCCAGCGCCCCGCAACGTGCGGACCTTTGCCACCATTTCTTCAAACTCCAGCAGCTCATTAATGACTGTTTCAGGGTCTTCACCCCGTTCACGTATGATCTGCAATGGGGATTTAGTCATATTGCTAATGGCTTCGGTGTTGGCTTTTTCATCTTTAAGTGGATCAACCCACTCCCAACGGCGCCCTTGGAATCTAGGACTGTTTAAGCGGTCATAATCACTAAAGCGCAGCCCTGGAATGGACCCACTAAGTAATGACATTCGCAACCAAAGCCCCATAACACGATCACAAAGCTCTTGCCGCATCCAGCGCTGTTTCTTCTTCCAGCTGTCACGATCTTCAAGAACAAATTGCCGCAAACTGGAAAAGCTAACACCTTCGGCATCATTTCCTAACGTGTTGTAACTCACATCTAAACCAGATGCGGCTCCCCGCTTACCTTCTTTCATGAAGGCGCCAAAGTTGCCACCAGGGTGCTGCCAGTTCAGTTCTTTCATGCTGTAGCCATAAGGGACAACAATCCCCATGCCTGGCTCAACTTCTTCAATGAAATCCGGCTCTTCTTCGTCAGGGTCTTCCGGCTCCACTTCTGAATCAGGTTCGTAAGCAAACATTTTTGATGCTGCTATACGGGCACCGGTTAATTCAGCCTCTCGATAACCATACAAGTGGTGCATTTCAAGCAAAGCAGCGTGAGCCCAAGGCAAACCACGACACTGGCCAACCCGGAACGGCAAGAAAGCCAGCAGCATTTCACTGGCAGGGATTCGCTCATATCGGGTATTGCCATAAAAATAAGCACGGTCTCCGGGGTGTTGCGTAAGAATGTGGTACGCCGTAGGCTTGTCCCACTCATCCAGCTCCACGCCCATGCGGACACGATGGCCATTTTTAAGCTCTCGGTTGTAATTCAGGTCTAAATGAGCAGAATCAAGCAGCTGTAAGGCAAACCCGTAACGATTTGGGAAACCTTCCACAAACCGCACCAATAGCTCACCATCTTCTGCAACAGAGCGAATAAACAAGGTTTGAATGTCTTGCCAGCTATAACGGCCAGTAACATCACACATGCCTTTTTTGCCCCACTCGGCAAAATGCGATTCAATTAGCGCATTGGCACGCTTATCATCAGTTCCATCTGGTAACTTAACCTTGCTTTGAAAAGAAAAGCCTTCTGGACCCACAACGTGGGTTTCACACATGGATAAAAACTTAACCACATAACCGTCATCATTGCCGGCTCTGCGTGACTGCTGTTTGATTGCACCTAAATCACGGCGCAATTCTTCGTTAATACTTAGCCCCATACCGCCTAGACGTGGGCCAGTTCTCCCCTGCTGAGCAAGAGCAAAACGAACATTGCCAGGCTTGTGCCGGCGCGTTCTTCTGTTATCTTGTTTTTCCTGCTCACTCATCCGGGCAACCTCGTCAACACACGTCTAACGCCGAAACTATTGCCCTTAACTTCTCGCCTAACCTTTTGCGTATAAATACGGCGAAGCTTATGCAGCTCAAGGATAGGGATACGGTCTAGTGAGCGGCCATCAACTGCATAGCGCTCATGGTCGGATAATATCCGCCCTTCAAGCACCTTATTAATGGCATCCAGCATTTTTCTGGCATGGGTTCTTGGATCATGTCCTGCTTCCAGGGTCATAAAATCCGGTTCAATTTCTAACTGGCCAATGGATAGCAGCTGGCGCTCTTCGCCTTGACGGGCATATAAACGCCACTCATAGCTTCCAGCCTTCCAATCAGTGGTAACAGCAGCTGACTCTGATACAGTCACTTGCCCATTTACCCCATCAGCATCAATATTGATTGCACCTGGCCCACGCAGGGCATAGCAAAACTGCCAAGAGCCGTCAGCCAATACATGGCTAAACGACCAGCTGACAGATGTGCCGGCGCTTATTTTGGTCGGTTCATTCATTATCGGTAACGGCTCACGAATCCACTGCCGCCACGCTTGCGGGTTTTCCGCTTACGTTTGGCTGACTTTCTTGTGGCTTTGGTTGGGGTTTCTTCGTCCTGGTCTGTAACTTCGTCTTGCTCTTCGTCTTCCAGCTCCCCCTCCAGTGGAGTGGTTGCTTTTCGGCGGTCAATTCTTAGCATTCGGGCGCACATATATTGCATCCCCTCACAGTCCAGATAATCATTACGCTTTGCGATCTGATTCCATTTACCAGTATCTTCACTGAATTCCTCAGCAACGATATGGCGGCAATATTCTTCGGTAATATCTGACGGGATTAACCAGTCACCATCTTTACCCTTTGGCCAATGCACACGTCCATGCACCCAAGCCTTGGCTATAGTGGTATCAAAATCCCATCGTTTATCACCATGTTTGCGGGTCTTACCTTTTTTATCGACTTCAAGCCGCACCATACGAAACGGTTTAGGTAAGCGCTCAAAACCCATTAAGGCGCGGGTTCTTCCTTTGTGCTGACGAACAAAAGCCAACACTTCATCAGTTCTATAACCAGCATCTATACCCATCAGGTCTATTTGCTGGCCTTGCCATTCCTGATCTAAAAGAGTGGCAACCTCGGCCCAAACTTCTGGCTTATCGGTATCGCCCCATAACTCTCCCCATTCAATCAAACGGCTAGACATACCTGGGCGCCAAGCTCTAACAACGTAATAAACTCGGTTCTTTTGAACGTCTATGGTGCAAATTAGCTTGTCAAAACCAACCGGAACCTGACCAGATTGATAGTCAGAACGCAGCTCATAGACCTCTTCCCACTCTGGCGCCTCGCCTGCAATGGCATAAATCTCACCAAAACCCGTGTTATAAACAGTTAACAGGCTGTTTGGGTTGCCACCTTGCTGAGCTTCAAGCAGCTTACGCGCTAAAAAACCATAGCTTTTCTTGGCTGAGAAGCTGCACAAGCCACTGACCCATATACTGAAATGGTTATTATCATCTGCAGTATTAAGCAGTGAGTGAAACGGCAATACAAAGCTTTGCCCTTCTTGCTCAATAGACACATGATCAACATCATGAGGCTTAACGGATTGACCTGGAGCAATGGCCACACCCTTGGCATTCATCCCTTTTCGTTCGCGGTCTTCAATTTCACAACCACAATGAGGGCAAATAAGCCGGGCTTTTTTTGCTGCAACGGCGGGGCTGCATTCGTTTTCAGTGTCTTTACCTGGCCACCAAAGCAATTCACTTCGTGGGATAAAATAATCATCACAATGTGGGCAAGGTACACACCACTCATGCCGGGTACCTTTTTCCCACTGTAACCAGATAGGGCTTGAAATTTTCCCTTTACCAGACACAGACCAATGAACCAAACCAGTATCTGGATGGGTATAAGTTGATGCTATGCCGTGGGTTGGTGTGCTGGTTAGTCCCAGCTTTGAATCTGTATAAGCATCACCACGTGCTTCTGCTATCTCAGCAAGGTCACCCTCACCAGTAGCATTTTCAGCGGGGCGGTCAAGCTCATCCACTAACGTGATCACTGCAGAGTCAGATGCCAACTCAGTAGCAGAGCCAGCCCAGGCAAAACGCAATGAAACACCGGCTACACGCTTTTTGTGTTTTGAGCTTTTCTTATCAAACTTGATCCAAAGGCTCTTGGCCTCTTGGAACATTTCAACAATTTTCGGCTCAACAACATTGTTAATGTTTGATTCAGTTGGGCCTACGTAAATAATCGGTGCCGGCTCATCATCAAGACGCCAGCCAATCACATTTTGCATAGTTGCGGACTTACCCATTTGGGTGCCCATAACAAAAGTGACTTTGTTATATTTAGGGTCTGCAAACGCAATGCAGACAGGAATCATATAAGGGGTTGATGTGGTATCGAATGGACCAGGTATTGGAGAACCCGGTGGCATATTCCTATTTTCACTCGCCCATTCCGCTGCATTCCTCAGTGGAGTCGCGTCCACCATCTCCGCCGCGCTCAGCACGATATTCAGAAACGAATTCACGGAGCCGGTCAGCGGTGGCAGCTCGGACACGTCTACATTCCGTGTCAATTCTGTTTTTGCACATGGCTGGTTCATCTATCGGCGCTACCTCTGGAGCCAAACGCGCCCCCAGGCCGTTCAGCTCATTACCAAACAACGTAGAGATGGCATAAAGAAACTGGCCAGCATCCTCCAAGTCAATCACTGACTCTTCTGCTTTATCAGCTTCAACCACGGCCTTACGCCGTTTAGCTATGGCAGTTAAAAGCTCTTCACCATCCTTCGTTCCGGCTCGGGGTTTTCGGTCATCATCTTCATCCTCACCCCCAACCTGTTTTTTTATCTCGCGGTTAATAAGCCAATCAATGGCTTTTACCGTGTCAATCATGACTGGCTTACCACGACCACCGCCGCCTTCTGCAGGCATTCCATCTTTTATCCATTCGCCTACCCATTTGGCAGATTTGCCAACAAGGTCAGCGAACTCATTACGGTTAACTATGGCCACGTGTACACCTGTACATTTGTTTATTTGTATAAATGTAAGAAAGGACAAAGCAACATTTGTTGATTTGTTCGGATAGTCCTTTGTTTTAGAACCTGCTCCCAAGTCATAAAACAAAAGAAACCCAAGCCAGCACTGGGCTGAGTGGTGAAGTCCTTTCTGTAACCCAAGGGAAGAAAGGACCTCTTTTTGAAACTTAAAACGTCGTAAAGACGGCGAGTCTATGCCCCGTTAAGGTCTAACCCCCTCGGAAGTACCTAAAAGGGTTGGGGAGGTTGCTGCCTCCCCGTATCGGCTTTGGTTGAAGTCTTAGCTGGCCGAAACTCATATTTTATTGCTCAGCTACACACTGGCGCAGCTGCTCGATGTATGCCGTGATTTGGCCCATCTCATCATAAGGAACGATAAAGCCTGTTTCAGTCTCTATCGTTTCCCTCAGTGCTGGCGGTGTCGCCACGCACGGGCTTGTCTGCTTTAACGGATTCATTCCGGCGCACCCGGCCAAACTGGCGCAAGTAATCACCAGGATTATTCCGTGCTTGCTGCAGACGCTCTTGACGTTTCTCATATTCGTCACGTCTCCGAAGTTGTATAGCCCACTCGATAAGGACGACAGCCAGCCTTCCCCAGCTAGCCATCCCGGTTCTTTGCATTCCCATAGTTAGCTGCAATCAGGTTAAGCAATGATTTGAGCCAACTGGGCCAACTATTGGTAATTGATGCCGGTAAGCGTGCCACTGCATGAGCAACGCCATATAACACAGCGCCAACAATCCCAACCCAACCAGGTAGTGAATCCAATGGAAGGGTAATCTGCTCAGCAGTTTCCGCCGCTAGAGCTGCAAACGGCATTAACACCATGGCCATCATTAGGCCAAATAAGGTCATAAGCTTTCGCATGTATGTCTCCTGTAAGTTCGCTTATAAGTGAACGATTCTGGACAACCAACCAAAAGCAAATACTTCTTGGCTTTCATTGTCCTCAGTAATGCCCACGCAAAAAGCAATGCGTAAGCCATTCAGTGATTCAGTTAAAACGACCAAACCGGTATCACCACGTTTACGATGAAAACCACTAAGGGCTTTCAGCGTTCTGGAGCCAATACCACCATCCACTTTTATATCTTGGTAATACTGGCCACGATTATTCAGCGAGTTAAGCAAACGCTGCAGATGCTTAGCTGCTCGACCTGTGCCGCTATTGACGCCAAAATCAAATAACTGCATAGCCAACTCAGGGCTATAATCAGCAATATCATCCAGCTTCAAGCGCTGCCAAAAATCGGCATCATAAACAGCAAAAGCAAACTCTACCGGGTAATTTTTCATATCACCCTGATAGCCATGCTCACGTGCCTTAACCTCAGTGACTCCCCAACGTGTTGGGCCACCTCGGTCATTTGGGTGATTAACATAACCACCTTCACGCTCTATTACTTCGTTGATAGCCTGGCGCTTAGCTTCCACTTTATTCATGCTGCACCTCGCTGGTTCATTTCCAGCAATCTGTTAACTGTGGTTTCAACGCGCTGCAGCAACTCCTTCATAGAATCAATTTCTTGAGTGATACGGCGGTCATGTTCTTCTTTAGTGACGTATTTCTGCGCCACCATAATCTGGTGACTCCCCAGTGACTTGTTTGTGTCAGACAGCTGGCGCCATAAGACTAAAAGCAAGCCGCCAAAGACAGTTACCAGCAAGCTCAACAAGCCCACAAGGGCCTGCATAGTCTGCACATCCATATTTATCTCCGGGCACAAAAAAGCCCGACTAAATAGCCAGGCTTTATAATATTCATTCGTTTATAGCTAACTTATGTACTAATGGGGCGCTAACCCAACCTAATCCCTGCCCAACGGCCTCATGCGGGAAACGTCACGATCACATGCTGACTTAACTGATTACATGTGCAGTCAGTAAAAGCACACAACAACACTAAATATCTATTTCATAGCCATCACCATATTCCAGACATAAAAAAACCGCCATTAAGGCGGTTTGGTGTAGTTATCCTACGATAGAAAAAAGATACATTTACCCGTGCCATTTGTCAATCTGTTTAAATGTTATTTTCAACATTTGTTGATTTGTTTAAATATTACTTAAAAAACTAACACATAGAACTAAGTTTTATTAAATCATCATCAAGCCAGCCATAATCTAAATCTGGCAGTATCTTCTTAATTTCTGGCTCTATATTAATTAAAACAATATTAGCTGCCTGCATATAGTCTTCTATACCAGAAAGGTCTAAGCCCACAGCCACAGTTTGACCATTGGCTGAAAATGACACTTCACATTTGGACAGTTGCTTATTATTGCCATTGATAGTTAAGTGCTTATAACCTGACTTATAAAGCGCCTTAACTAATCTTGATTTAATAAGAGTTCGCTCCAACTTAGCTTTTTTCATATGTAATTTTAATCCTTTAGACGTTCCACATTCATAACATTAAACAACTGCAATAAGAGCTTATCAAGTTCTCCAGCCATCAACGCAAAGTCTGCATCCATTCGGGCAGCAGCATCTTCTAGATCAACATCATCATTTTGAGCCTTTAGCTCTTCGGCCCACTTCAAGCGTTTAAGCTGAAAACCATCTGTAAGGGTAAAGCTCACTGTTTCATTACTGCTTAGGCGTATTTCTCGTACAACCTTATCAGCTTCTACATGAGCCAACACTTCATCACTAAATAGGTCTTCATCCTTAAATGTAACCTTTCCGCCATCCTTAACAATGGATTCTAATTTGGCATCATGATCAACAGTAAACCCATCCGGGTGCGCCTGTTCCTGCAGCCAAGTAGTCATTGTTGTCTCATAAGGGCTATTACTTTGCAGTGGTACCACTGGCAAACTGCCCAGCGTTTTACGTAGCAAAGCACAAAACTCTTCTGCTTGGCCGCTGCTGGTCGAATCAATAACCAGAATGTTTTCACCTAAAGCAAGGTAACCACTTAAAAAGCTCTCTTTCGTTAAACAACGTGGCAGCAGCTCCTGGATGATCTCATCCTTAAACATATCCTTTTCTTTTTTGCCAACCTTACGGGCTTCGGCTGATTCAACTGCCTTAACCTTTTTATCTAATTCCTTTTTAACTGACGCCGATGGCAATATTTTCTCTTCACGCTTTAATGTCAGTAAGATTCGACCAGAACCAGCCAAAATCATATCCTCAGCATCAAAGGCATGAAGCGGAGAAACCCAGCCCATTTTCTTTAAGTCTTGAGAACCGCAAGGGCAAAAAGCAAACTCCTTTAACTGTTCGCTTAACTTATCAGTGGCACCATCTTCACCCAAACCAATATCACGGGTTACCTGGTAAACTATTACATTAGAAAAATACATATCAATCCTCTTCGGTGATAGCGGCAATCACTTCCCGCTCCTTCATTTGTTTTTCGTACTGTTCCATCCAGCGCTCTGCATAAAAAGCATCATTCTCTAAGTTAGATGTATGCCAAGCAGAAATTGCTGCCTGCAGGTCCATAAATGGGCCAGCCTTAAAACCACAATTAGGACAGTAAAGCGTGAACGCTTCAAAGTTTGCGCCTATTTTATGTGGGTAAGGTAACTTAGGGCTATCTTCACTATATTTACCATGGCTATATCCCAGGCGCGGCTCTGAACCACAACCAAGGCATACCCTCATGGGTTTATGCAGCTGCAGTTTCTTTTTTATCCACTCGCGCCTTTCGGCTTGTTGTTCTATACACATTAAGCAATACCTGGTAATCAATATCAGAAAGTAATTCATGCAGCTGGCGCCAGTACGGTAGCCAGTCACGTCTCCAATGATGTTCATTAATATCTAATAATTCACGGATGCGCTGAGGTGTATGCAGATCACTATCTGTTTGCACTTGGTGCTTCCAGTTCTGCATGGATAAGTACACCATGCCTTTTAGTATTTTTTCTTTCTTAGCCCGAAATGCTTTTTCTTGGCTAGCCAAAAAAGCCTGCCATAAATCACGGGCAACGGTTTCAACATGGTGCCATTCGCACCGCTCTGCATAGGCGTACAGAGCCAAAGAATTAAGGTGCTCAGGTAACATATTTACAGCTCTGGAAGTTCTGGAAAGAGAAAAGGCATTAGGAGGTAGTGGGCAGCTATTCGTTTTATATGGACGACTAGAACGACCACGGACAGGCTCAGGTTCAAAGCGCTGGCCAGTAATATCATCAACAGAGCGGACACGCTTACCGTAAACGGTAATCATGGAGCCATCAAAATCTAATTGCCCACGTGTACGAACATCAACGTGCAAAGCATTGATTATTTCATCACGTACTGCGAGTAGAGTTTGCTGCTTTATCATGGGCGCCTCCTGCGTCTGTTCAAATGTTATTTTGTTGATTTACACATTTGTACAATCACGCCGCCACGGGTACCAGATAGGTCAGCCGCTTGATTAATAGCAAACAATTCTGCAAGGCAGAGCTCAATAACATCAGTAAGCTCATCACCCAATGACCGCAATTGTTTAGGATCATCATTGCTGTCATATTTTCCATCTGCAGCAACAACTGCACCTGCTTCCATTACATCAGCAACTTCACGGAAAAGCTGAGGAAGGTCTGCACGGTTGGTAATTCGTCCAGCCATTCCACTCATATTAATATCCATCAGACCACCTTGCGCTAGCAGCTCTTTTCGAGCGTCAGGGCCATAAGGTTCCGGTAGAGATTTTAACCAACACCATAGCCAGCGCATTGGTACATTCGTGTGACCATTCAAAATACTATTTATCTGACGGACTTTTGCAGACCTCCAAGTCTCATACTCATCTGCAGTTTTATGGTCTTCTGGCTTTTCTAATCCGGCATCTATCAGCGCTGGAAGAAGAAGATCGTGAATAAATTTAGCCTGACTGTAACTGCTCTGAGTAATAAACTGGTTAGCGTAATGAAGCAAAATAGCATCAGGCGACTTGTGTAGGCTCATTCAGCGCTCCTTGTTCTCTTAAAGGGTACAAAATCTGTACTTCGGTTATCTCGCCCTCAAATAAATGAACCAGGGCATCAACAACTTCACGGCTAGGCCAGACAAGCCCACGCTCCACAAGGGATATGTGACTAATGGTTTTCTCGCTACCGTTTTTTTCTAACGCTTGCTGCACGCTTTCCAATGTCATTTTTTTGGATTTTCGCAGGGCTCTAAGATGGCTGTCCATGTTTAGATATTCCCAAAAGATAAATTTATACTAATTATTCCACTATAAGGTTTTTAAGTCAAACTAAACAAAAGTGTGGAATAATATAAGGTATGGATATTGGAAAAATTATCAGAAAGGCAAGACTTGATGCAGGGCTAACCATGAAAATGGTGGAAGCGGCAACAGGTATCTTAGCCTCAAATCAGTCAAAAATAGAGCTAGGTGAGAACAATGCACCTGGCTTCTTTACCATTGCCCGTTTGGCTGAATACTACGGGCTTAGCCTGGACGGCATTTATGGCGCAATGAAAACCAGTTCTAGCAACTCGGTTATAGCTGCACGCACCCGTAAATGTGTCCAATTACCAATAATATCCTGGGTTCAAGCTGGGGCTTGGCGGGAGGCGGTGGCTATCATAGATGAGGACGGCCCTGTAATAGCTTCACCATTCAAGTGTACAGAAGACGCTTATGCCTTAGAAGTTTGCGGGGATAGCATGACGGCATCACACGGTTCCCTGGAGAGCTTTCAAGAAGGGTCTATCATTGTGATTGAGCCAAATATGGAAGCTAGAAACAAGAGTTTTGTGGTGGCGAGAATAAAAGGGACGGATGACGTAACCTTTAAGCAGCTTGTATTTGATGGCAGTAAAAAGTTCTTACGACCTATTAACCCTCAGTACCCAATTATACCGATAGACCAACCAATTGAGATTTGTGGGGTTGTTCTTGGAAAGATCCAAAAGATAACGACTTAATGATCTTTCCCTTGTAAGATAAAAAGCATATAATCAAATTCTTGGCTTTTTGAGTCAAGGTTAAAAAACAAACGCCCCCACTAAAAAGTGGAGGCGTATGAAATAAAAACACCAAAGTGACCGGTGTTAGAAAATACAAAAATTCACATTTTGTTGAGTTTTGTTGAGTCATCTAAGAGACGACAACTTTACCTATAGCTACCAACTATTGAGTAAAGCATACCAAGCAGCAACTTGGTCAATACTTAGCTAGAAATAAGAGAAGCGTAATTGAGTTCGGTTTTATCCTAAATCAAAAAAGCAACTTGATTACAACTAAGACTTCAACCCTTATTCTAGCTGTCAACCTCTCTTAAAACAACAAAAATGTGAAAACGTACATTCTAACATTCTTACATTTGGTGATTTGTACAAATACACCATTAAGGGAATAGAATGCACGAAAGCAAATTTGTTCAATTTTACCGTGAGCGTTTTGGCTCTGGTTCGGCAGTTGCCTCATACTTTGAATCTGAACTGGCAGACGATGCTTCTAGCATTGGCGTAAACTGGTCTTTAGTTTCTCATGAACTGTCATGGGAAAGCGGTACTGCAGGAAAGCGCAACGTCAGCGGCAATAAATTACTGAAAGGCTTTAAGCATTCAGTTGGTGTTTACGCATCTTTTGATACCGACAAGAACGGCGTGGAATTCCCGCTAGTTACCTTTAAGTCAAAAGGTGGTGCCGGTGATACTGTGGTCTTTAATGGCCTGACTCACATCTGGGAATTATTCAAACGGGAAAAGGATGCCAGCATCCCCCAGGCGAAACTGGATGAATGGGACCAAAAGAAACGACAACGGGAGGAAGAAAACACCCGTAAGCGTGAAGCCGCCAAACGTAAGCAAGATGCAGAAAATATACGGAGGGCGGCAAATGTTGAGAAAGAACTGCAACACTTTGACCAGCTGCCTCGTGCAGCTTCTTTCGTATATACAGATAAGAAATTAATCCCTTCAATTCTTAATCATATTGATGCCCGTTCAGGCCAAGATGCTCATGGTAATTACCTGGCGTTAAGCCTTCACCACATTGATGGTAAGCCTGCAGGCGTGCAACGTATCTATGACCGCAAGATAACCAAAAAAGACGGCAGCAAAACCAATAAAGATTTCACGTGGGGTATGGATAAAAGTGCCGCTCACATGATTATTGGTGACCTATCTACCGCTGAACGTGTTTATGTTGTGGAAGGTTTTGCCACTGGTGCATCTATCTTTTTAGCCATGCAGCAATTAAACATTGCCTGTGCTGTTATCGTTGCTCTTGATGCAGGAAATATGATCAAGGTTGTTCATGCGTATCAACAAAAAGCGCCTTACCTGCAGTTAATGCTAGGCGTAGATAATGATATGTGGAAACAACGCCAGGGCAAAGGTAATGCAGGGATGTTAGTGGCTATGGAGCTACTGGCAGAATATGACGAAGTAAAAGCTTATGCACCTGATTTTGCCAAAGTTGATTCATGTTACCAACCAACAGACTGGAATGACCTGCACGTAAGAGCTGGCTTAAAAGAAGTTGTTCGCCAACTAAAGGGCAACATGGCCAGAGTGAAATGTGAGGGTGATTTATTTGAAAAAGCACTGCAGCGTATTAATTACATCCAGTTCAGTGATGTTATGACCGAAGCAGCCAAATGCGTTCAAATTGGTATGCAGGTAGGTATGCCAAAGTATAGCCCTGCTGACGTAGTGGCAAGTGTAAGAACTACTTCCCTGCAGGCCGGTATCTCTAAAGACCGTATTAATGTTAAACAGTTAAATCAAAAAGCTAATAAGATTTGGAATGCAAAGGTGCGTGAAGCTCAACAATTCCGCTCATTTTCTTCACGTATAACACGTGACGACTGCAGACCTGATCACATTGAATACCACAAATTCAATAAATCAGTGATTGATGAGGAAGTGCTAAATTTTGCCAAGGGTTTAGACGGTATCATCATTGTTCGTTTCCCTATGGGTTCACGTAAAACACAAGGCATCATTAAACCTATGATGTGGGAATATCCTAATTCCTTGTTTGCTGCTCACCGTATGTCATTAATTGGTGGCGGTGTTGATGCACTAAACACAAAACCGAAACCAGAAGACCAAACAGAACAAGATCACATCCTACGCGACAAAATGAGCCATGGATTTGTGGCTAATTACCAAGAGCCATCAATCAAAGAAATGATGCCAGGGATTCAAAAATTAGCATCATGTATTAACTCAATTCTAAAACCAGAATTCACACCATTATTAAATAACCTTGATGCTGTTTGTATTGATGAAGCAGCCCAAACCTTACGCCATGTAACTTCTGGCGGTGCTATTAAATATCCGGTTGCTGTGTTCAACCGCTGGCTTGAACTTATGGCCACAACAAAAGATAAAGTGATTCTGGCCGATGCAGATGCCAATGATATTTTGGTAGAGTTCTGTGAGCTTGGACTAAAACAGCGTAATGCTCACCTGCAGGCGCTTTATGGTGAAAATGTTACACCTCAAAAAATCCACATTATTGACGGGCATACTGATTGCTCTGACACATCCATTTATTACACCGATTCAGATACCGCTTTTAATAAAGTGGTGGAAGATGTTGGTGCTGGCCACCGTGTACTGGTAGCGAACGATTCAGCAAATGATGGTGAAAAGCTATTTACTCACCTGCAAAGTTTATACCCTGAGAAAAAAGGGCTGTTTGTTGCGCTCGACACCAAAGAATCAAAAACCGTTGAACAATTCACCGATGATTCAAATGGTGAAAGCCAAAAGTATGATTACCTCATTTATTCGCCGTTTATCTCTTCGGGCGTGTCTATTGAGAACGGTCATTTTAATAAGCATTACGGCATTTTTTGCGGAACAGTTGCACCATCTGACGCAATCCAAATGATACGCCGTGACCGTAAAGCACGTGAATTTGTCCTGGGCTTATCTACGATGCACAGCAACCGCGAAGAGTCAGCAATGGCTATGTGGTTGGGCATGATTCTGGCCAATGATAATCAGCTCGAAGTTGACCTAAACCGTGAAAGCGGAAAAATTGAGCTTAGAACTGACAATTTAGATTTTGACCGCTTCCGCCTGGATAACATTGCCCAGGAGAACAAAGCTAAAAATGATTTTGCTAATAACCTGCTTTGCATCCTTTACGCTGACGGTTACAAAATACATAACCTAGACACAACTGAAATTGACAAGGAAAAAGGGAAAGCTGCAAAAGAAGCTGCCCGTGATATGTTAAAAGCGGTTGATATGGCACGCCACCTAGACCAAGCCACACCGCAAGCCCAGGAACGTGACGAACTCATAGGTAAAGTAAACCTTAATCGTGATGAAAAAGCACAGTTAAACCGTTGGGACATTGAACACGCTTTAATGATGCCCGTTGATGAAGACAGTGTGGAATTTCACCATAAAGGTGGTTTAACAAAAGTACGTTTGTTTGAGCTGCTTAATATGAGCCCAGAAAAAGCCCGTGAATTTGATGAAAAAGAAATTGCTGCAGGTGTGCAACCATCTCACCGCATGTACCTGGTTAAACAACGTCAGGCATTAAGAGATTTCTTTGAGCTTGCTGGCTTTAATTGGACCACTGGCCAAGGCTATGCAACAGAGGAAACTTTAACTGCAGCAATGGAACACTTGATTGCTGGGGATAATGTTCACCTATTTAATAACTGGTACCGCTTTGGTGGTTATATCAACCCATTCAGCCGCAACCTAAAGCACGTAAACAAAGCTAAGAGCATCATGGAGGCTCTAGGCCTTAAATTGGATACTAAGCAACTGGCACGCTATAACAGCGAGTCATTGAAGCGTCAGCGCTACCTCATTAACCCGTCAGCCTGGAACCTCATGGCCGGCATCCACCACCGCCGTGTGGAGACCCACGCCACCGCTTTTAAATTGGATCATCTGGATGTGGCATTGATCCATTCTTCTTCCGATACCTATATAGAGACTGAAGAAAAAGTGGATCACGTCAAAGCCGCACCAATCAAGGGTTCAAGCTGGGTAATCGTCCTAAAACAAGCCATTGAAAACCTGCGTATACCTATGGAATACGCGCCTAAAATCATGACTGAGTTAAACCGGGAGGGGGCTTTGGCTAAAGATATACCGGCTCAAGGGGTGCAGGAGTTTGTTTCTGGGATTTACAACCGTTTACGGGGCTTAAATCCGGTTAGAAACTGACCACAAGCCACCCACTAACAACCAATTTTAAACCATCAGCATAAAGCTGAGGGATTCTTACATCCTCATTAATAGTAAATCTGCCGCTTCGTGCAGCAGTAACAACACCTCATCTTGTGGCAAATCTGTCAGGTTTCCCTTCACCAGGAGCAGCCTGACGGCCAACAACCCTTCAACACATTCTTTTACTTGCTTTTCCATTACGTCCTTGCCGCATTCCTTTGCCATATCTGGGGTATACATCGAATACATCATTCACCCTTAATTCATAAGTTATTCCATCAGTTGCAATCATGCCTACTTTTCTGGCGGTTTAAATAGGGGTAGACAAAACCGTTCTATACTTATGCTTTAAGAGTCAAAACAGTCCTGTGGGGGGAAAAAACGTGACCAATGAACCTATTATATTAGCGCTAATAGCTAGAAGAAAATCCGCAGGGGTTACTCAAGAAGAAGCCGCTGGCATGGCAGGAATGTCATTAAAGACCTATCAACGGATAGAAAATGGCACTGGAAATATCAGGCTAAAGAATTACTTAGCACTCATTAGGAATTTGAAAATTACTGATTTGGATATTGCACTGGATACTTTAGGCATAACGGGGGCCACGCCTTGGGATGTTGCAGCTGCTTCCAGAGTCTTACCGCCAGAAGCACGTTCTGCCATGGTTTCTATGATAATGATTATTTATAGAGACGTGATAGAGAACGGGGATTAAGTTTTACCCTGTTCCATTTTTCTTTCAATATCGGCCATGGTGGCCACTAACTCATGGAACCGTTCTGGATCATCAATGGCTTCCGGGTCCAGATTCTCCTGCAAGGCTTTAAATGATATGCCTTGCACTTTCATGTGTTCTAATTGTTCAACCAAGTCCTGAACACTGCAGACAAATTTATCAAGGCGCCACACCATAAGCGTGTCACCTGATTTTATTGTTTTGAACAACTTCGACCGCTCCGAACGCTGGCCGAACTCATCAAAAAAGACTTGTTCACAGCCAGCTAACTTCAAGGCGTCCGCCTGCAACTCTTTGTCACAGGCATTCGCAGAGCTTACATATCCAAAATACTTCAAAATTACATCCTTATAAGTAAATGCTAAAAACATCATTCACTTATTATGGATTTTTTATAGTAAATTCGCAGCTCTTTAATGGCTTGGTTTTTGCGGCCACCTGTCCATTGTTCAAAAACTTTACCATTTACGTGAGCCCAAACATGCCATAGCTTGCCATCTTTCTCTGATTTCACTTCAATTTCATCAGCGTCTGGCCACTCTGGTTCTTTGGCTTCTTCCTGTTCTTGCTCTTCTTCAAGCTCGGCTTGCAGGTCTTCAAGTTTAGCCTGTAACTCTTCAAGCTCACCGGTTAGTGATTCGTCTTCCAGTTCCAGCTCTTCATCTTCCTGCTCAATTTCATTCATTCGGTCTTTCAATGATTCCAGCTCTTCCTCCAGCTCTTCACGTTCATCAGCAATACTTTCAGCGCGGTATTGGATCTCTTCAATACGTTCCTCAAGTTCAAATATTGCCTTAGCTTTCTTATCAGTTGGTTTTTTGGCTTTTGGTTTTGGCGGTACGTACTGAGCTAACTGGATAAATTCTTCAACGTACTTTTTGATAGTATTTAGGTTTAGCTGCTTACCATCAAAGAGACAGTGCCGGCGAATGTATGACGGAGTGATTTGCTCCAACTTCAAGCCATTGGCCACTTCTGCTTTTAGCCATTCGTGCATAACTGCAATTTTTGGCGCCCTGGCATAACCAAGCACATCAGCATCAGCTTTCTCCAGGTACTCCACCAGCGATTTTTGCAGGTCGGTCATTTCCTCATCATTGTCTTTTTCAACGAGCTTAATACCTGCCACTGAACTATCCAGGCGGAAAGCTTCATAGTGCAGTTGGGTTTCAATGAGTGAGTGGCCAAGAACCCGGTGACGATATGCTGAACGGGCTTCACCTTCTTTTGCATGGTCCTCATACGTAACTTCTGTATAAAGAGCCCTGCAGTCCTTGAGGCTAAAGTGACCATTTTGAAGAAGTGAGCGCACGGCTCTATTCATTGTGCTTTCATATTTCTTATGTACAGCACGGTTATGGTCATAGTCTTTTATATCGCCTGCTTTAACTTCACTTTCAATCGTTTCACCAAGGACATTGTTATATCTTAACTGGTCCTTTCCTGTGTCCTTTCTCAGTCTAGCCAAGGCTTTAACCACTATTTCAGCATCAACCATAGAAGGGACTTTATACGGGGCTATTTCTTCAAATAGATGGCGGTTCTTGGTTTTTAGCTGTCCGCTAAACAATAGCGTCTTATCATCAACGGCCTTTAGTGTGGCGGTCTTCATTACCTCTGTAAGACGGCGCCCGGTAGCCAAAGCAATGCCAATACACAAATCACTGGTAGAGGGTTCTTTTTTGGTCAAAAGGTCGCGTGCCAGATTCTTCACCCACTCAGGATTTACAAGTATTTGGCTGTGCAATTTTTTGTTCAGTTGCTTCTTATCATCATCGCGCACCCAATCCTTAATAGCTCCCTTGGGCTCAAACATATAATAAGCATGGTGTTCAATTCGGAGGCTAAGCAGATCACTCCGGAAGTCTGAACCCGTAACAGTATCAGAGCGAAGGAGGATGATATTATCCCTTAATTTCTCAATTGGTAGGGATGGGTCCAGCTTCTTGGCCAGACCTTCTTTCTTAGCTCCATACTTACGTATAAAGGCGTTTACATGGCGCTCTATGGCGTGATGCTTGAACCCTAAAGCCTTAACACCATTGCGGTAGTTTTCCATTAACTGGGAGTAATAACGGTATGAGCAAGCGGGTTCACTTAGCAGTTCACCAGTCTGGTGGTCCACAATAACATTAAGGCGCTCATGCTCTCCTTTGGCGATTGTATTGCAGCGGTCAGTCAAATACTTAGCTGCACCTTTATCTTTCTTGTCAGCCTCTTCCTGGATGTGTCTGACCTTGTTTACAACTTCTTTAACTCTATTCAATGAACG